ATACAATAGAGAGTTTGAGAACTGATTTTAGTGATAAAAAATTGAAGAAGCTTAAAGAGCTTGAGGATAAGGGCAATTCATTATCAAGTGACAGCAAGGAATTCAAACAAGCCATCGAGGATAAGAAGAAAGAAATAGCTGACCTCGAAGCAGAACTCAAGGAGCTGACAGAAAAGCGTGATACTGTTGCTAACGAGTTTGAGCGTGATAACATCGCTAAAGAGCTTGGAATGGTGCCTACTGATGTTGACATGACAGGTAACAGTGAGTATCAGGCACTTAAGGCTACAATCGAGGAAAAAGAGAAAGCTCTTGCCGATGAAAACGATACATCGGAGCTTATCAGAAAGCTCAAAAACGAGCGAAACGAACTGTTAAGGCAAGTTTCATCGGTTGATACAAAGATTGAGCTTGGTGTGGCAAATAACAAGCGTATAGACGATAGCATAGCTGACCTTGAAGATAAGAGAACCAACCTCAATCAGGAGATAGCTGATTGGGAGAGAAAACTTGACTTGCTGAAAGAGTTTACACGTAAGAAAAACGAACTCTTACAGGCTGATGTTAATAAGTACTTAGATTTTGCTACAGCAAAGCTGTTTAGACCACTTTTAAATGGTGATACCGAGGAGTGCTGCGACTTTGTTTACAATGGCGAAGCATACGCTAGAAACCTCAATCATGGTGCGAGGATGTTAACGGAAGTTGATATATGCCGAGCTTTTCAGAAAGTGGCAAACGTTAATTTTCCAATTATTATTGATGATACAGAGAGCGTTGACGATTGGAGAATACCACAGATTGATAACCAGCTAATCTTGTTGAAGCATACACAGGACAAAGAGCTTGTGATTGAGGCGGTGTGATATGAAGAATGATAGATATATTGTAGAACAAGAGTTTGAACACGCAGGATATAAATGTGTCGTTACATTCAATGTAATGGGGCATAGGTGCGGATATGTAGGCATTCCTAAAAACCACCCTTTATATGGTAAAGAGTATTCAGACTATCTCGAAATTAAGAAAGCAGATGTCGGAGGCCGAAAAATAAGCGGTATTTTTCCTTTACTTGGAGCTTGCCTTGATAAAGACGAAAGAATACGAATTGAAGCATATTTTTCATGCCACGGCGGTATTACCTTTGCGGATGGCGGAGAAAATTCAAACTATCCAATAGAAAGTGATTTATGGTGGTTTGGATTTGACTGTGCACATTGCGATGACGCAAAAGAACTTGAACTCGCTTATGAGAGATTTCCTAATTACAGAGAGCGCCTTGCTATGCAGATTGAGTGTGAAGATAGATTTCGCATTGATGGCACGATAGTTCGCACAGAAGAATATGTAGCAGAAGAGTGTAAGGAGTTAGCAGAACAGTTAAAAGAGTTTGAAGAAAGCGAGGAATAGAAATGATTAAGGCAGAAGACGGAGAAGTTACATTTAGAGGCATAAAAAGTCATGTTATGGCAGAGGCGGTTACTGTTTTACGTGCGCTTAAAGAGACTGTTTCAGAGGAAGAGTACAAAACTGTGATTAGACTTGCTGATAAAAGAGAGAAGCAGTTGAGTGACGAAACTGAGAGAATGAGAGAAGTAATTAAAAAGTTACTTGGATTATAGGAGGTATAGAAATGAGTATTAAGAAGAGAAGTTATTATATGGGTGGCAGAAAACATACTGTAGAGCTTAAGTATGACGGATATATGTATACAGTCATATCTGACGGAGTTTTATTTAAGCAAACAGCTAATGAACTGTTTGCGGTTCAGGTTTTCAATGAGATTTAGGAGGATTAATTATGGCAGAGAATACACAGATAGTTGAGTATGAATCAAATGGGGAAATGGTAAAAATTTCTCCAACAATGATAAAAAGATACCTTGTAAGTGGCGGTGGCAATGTATCTGACGGAGAAGTAATGATGTTTATGTCATTATGCAGATACCAGCACTTAAATCCGTTTTTGAGAGAAGCATACCTTATTAAGTATGGAAGCAACGACCCAGCCACAATAGTTACTGGAAAAGACGTTTTTACAAAGAGAGCCAATGCGGACCCACGATATAAGGGAAAGAAAGCTGGAATTATTGTAATTAAAAAGGACGGAGCTGTTGAAGAGCGAGAGGGAACAATGGTTTTACCTAACGAAACTATCGTAGGTGGCTGGGCGAAAATCTTTATAGACGGAAAAGAGGACGAGTATCAGTCGGTAGGTTTTGATGAGTATGCAGGAAGAAAAAAAGATGGTTCGCTTAATAGCCAATGGGCGAAAAAGCCAGCCACAATGATTAGAAAAGTAGCTGTTGTACAGGCTTTAAGAGAAGCGTTTCCAGATAGATTTCAAGGTTTATATGCACAAGAGGAATTTCAAAATGTATCAGATGTAAAACTTGATACAGAAAAGGTTGTTGCTGATGAAATCAAAGAAAACGCAAATAGTGTAGATTTTGATGAGGACAACATAATTGATGTAGAGCCGACCGACACAGCCGACAAGCAGTCAGAGGAGCTGCCGCCATTCATGCAGAGCGAGGAGAGCTGATATGAGAGTAATTTCACAGACAGGAAAAACAGATGTTCCTTATGAAAACTTTGTTTTTTCAATATTAAATAGTAGTGGTGGGAATTATGGAATTGTTGCAGTTAAAAATGTCGCAGAGCCACCGGAAGCGTTTATGAACAGCCTTATTGCGACTTATTCCGCCGAAGCAAAGGCAATTAAGGCTATGGAAATGCTTAGAGAAGCATGGGTAAATGAAGCCATAGAATTTACGCATGGAATTTACCATAGAAATATTGTTTTTAAGTTCCCACAGGATGATGAAATCGAGGTGTGAGTATGAGAATTATTAAAGGTAAAGAGAAAGAATACAAGGATTGGTACGACAAGAATAGTGACGGATACAGCAGAGCTTGTTTCACTTATGCTGAAAGGTGGGCTGAACTGTTAGAAGCAGAAATTGACAAGAGCAATGATGTTATGAAGTGCTTTGCTGATAATGCAGACAGATTGAGCCGTGAAGCAGACACAGAGGGCATAACAGGATTTATGTACGGATGTGCAGTTAGTATTCTTTCGCAGTGCTGGGAATACGGAGAGTATTTGAGAAAATGGCACAATAAAGAGTATGACTATGACGGAAAAGGTGTTGTTAATCCAGCGCTTATGAGGACAAGCAAATGAAACTTAAATGTTTAGGCTCATCATCAGCCGGAAATTGCTATACCTTAACTTCCAACAGTGGAGAAACACTTATCCTTGATTGCGGAATACCGATTAAGGAAATTAAAAAAGGCTTGAATTGGAATATAAGGGGGATAAAGGGTGTGATTATAAGTCACACCCACCTCTAGACCACAGCAAGTCATTAAACGATTTTAAGTCAATGGGAATACCGATTTATGCACCATATTTGAAGATTGATTATATGTCAATGAACATGGGCGAATTTACAGTAAAACCTTTTGATTTAATGACAATAGACGGAAGCTGGACACACACACACGCAAACGGCGAACCTTGCCCGATATATGGCTTTCTGATTACTCACAAGGAAATGGGGAGAATGCTTTATATAACCGATTGTGAAGTTGTCAAGTGGAAGTTTAAAGACATAAACCACATTCTCTTAGGTGTGAATTATGACAAAGATTTAATCGACAGGGATAACACAGGCAAAGCTAACCATGTATTCAGAGGTCACTTATCCATTGACACAGCTTGTGATTTCGTTAAGGCAAATTATTCTGATAGCTTACAGAACGTCATAATGTGCCATCTATCGGCAGAAAACGCTGATAGAGATAGTTTTATCGAGAAGATGAAAAAAGTCGCTTGTGGGGCAAATGTGGATGTTGCAGAGCGCAACAAGGAATGGCTACTTGCTAATCCTAATGAGTGCCCTTTTTAGAAAGGAAATTATATGGCAAAAAGAAAAGAAACAGGGGTAAGCCCTATTACTAACCGGATTTATTATGGAACGCAAGATACAGAAAAACATATGTGGATAGGGCAGAAAACAGATATAACAGATAGTGCAATAGCTTCTGTATTTGAGTGGTTTATGGCTAATATGGAGGGTAAAGAAGAATACTCTATCGCATACCCGAATACAGGCTTTGAATTAGTAATGAGGAGAAAGGCGGAAAATGATTAAAGGCAGAAAAGTATACGACCCATTAACTGATACATGGAGCACAGGTTATTGGGTGGCTGATGATAAAGGAAATTATTACCCAGTGTGGGTAGAAAGGAGCAGTAATGGAGAGATTAACGATTGATGAGATAATTGAGCATTGCGACAGAAAAACAAGGATGTACGAAAAAGCTTGTGACATTAAGTATCTCGAAACAACTATGAATAATTCTACAAAGGAGTATTGGGAACATAAACAAGTTGCTGAATATTTAAGAAAGTTCAAAGATTATAAGGGCTTAGAGGAACAGGGCAGACTTATCAAGTTGCCTTGTGAAGATGTGTATTTCATTGTTGATATAAACAATCCTAAGTATGCAATGGTTATGAAAAGACCTATAAGGGAGCTTGCAATATGTGAGGTTAAGAACATTGACAAGGAAAACTGCAAATATTTTTCCACAAAAGAAAAAGCCGAAGCAAAACTGAAAGAATTGAGAGGTGGAGAAGATGAGCGATAAGCAGAGCAATCTCACAGACAAAGAAATGGAAGATTTACAGAGCATAGTAACTGACACATTAGCAAGTGTATGTGCTATGGCAGATAAGAACAACATTGATAGAGATAGTATGCTGAAATACTTTGCTGATATGCTCACAGCTTTTACAGAAGTGGCAAGCATACAGAATTATGAAACTAACCACACTTGTAACTGCCAGCGCAACAGCAATTCAAGAGATAATGAGCCTTGTTGCAGGTGCGATAGCAAACAGACCAA